CAAATATTAGTGCGATAACGTTTCTCTCCGACACCGAAATTGTTCACATGACGACCTTTACAAACCTTATGCACGAAAACGAGCTCGTGCCGGGCTTCTATAAAATGAGCCCTTCCACCGTTGTTCTTAACCCAAATGCATAGCATTTTCAGTTCTTGATAATTTCCTTCAGCTGCGTTCAGCAGCTCGCGGATATGCCTCCAGTCCATGAACATGTAGTGCAGCGCCCCGGACCGGCTGACGTCCACTGCATGCTTCATGCCTCTGCCCAGGAACTCCGTGAACTCGATCTGCGACATCTCACCAGACGCCATGGCAAACTTCCGGTGGACGACCGCACCGAGGCCAGATACGTGGCCCCGAATCTTCAAATTGTACGGCGGGTCGGCAATCACGAGATCGGCTTTCTGGCCACCGAGCAGAGCCCCGTAGCTGCCGCTCGCTAACGCGTCTCCGCAGAGGATGCGGTGCGGACCAATGTGCCAAACATCGCCAGCCTGAGAGACGACGGGGCCGTCAATCTCAGGCAGCTCGACGATCTCGTCGACGGGCTCTTGAGAGGTTTCCGTCCCCAGCATCCGGTCCAGATCGCAAGTGTCGAAACCGATCACCTCGATGTCAAAGTTCAAGCCGGAGTCCAGAATCCGCAGCTCGTCCGAGAGGATCTCCTCGTCCCAGTCGCTCAAGGTGGCAAGCTGGTTGTCGGCGAGCCGGTATGCTCTCTTTTGAGCATCGGTCAGCTCGGCGAGACGGATTGTAGGAACTTCCGGCAGGCCGAGGCGCTTGGCTGCCTCCAGCCGAGCGTGACCGGCAAGGACGGTGTTCCCATTGTCGACGAGGACGGGGTTGGCAAAGCCGAACTCCTGAATGCTGCTGGCAATCAGCTCGATCTGTCTGGTCGAATGCCGCCGGGCGTTCTTCGCATAAGGTATGAGCGAGGTGGTCGACCGATAGACCACCGACAGTTTCACGCACTCGTCCACTGCAGGTACCTCCCATCTGGGACGGCGCGCAGCGATGCCTAAAATCAGGGTTGCCCCCTGCACCGCCAGCGCTCGATGGCTTGAGCCATGGGCCGGCTCGCACCTACAAATCCACGTGCGAAACCGTGCGAAACCCTGCGAAACAGAACAGAAGCGGTGCGAAAGGGCCGTTCCGACTTAGACAATGCTACCACGGGTGGCTTGACCGCTGTTCGCTTCACGGACGACTCGCAGGATTCCTGCCGCAATCTTTTCCGCGTTGACCGGGGCTGGCGGCGACAAGCCCGCGGTCCGATATGCCGCCTCCAGCTCTACGCCCAGGGCAGTAGCGGTATATCGGGCGAGGTCGATCTTGTTGAGCGCTGCGAGCTTCAGGGTTACGCGCGCGATCGGTTCACCATGCGAGCCGCTCGGCCGCCCCCCTCGACGTTTACTATCCGAGACGTCGGGCGATTGAGGTGTTTTGGAAGGGCGAGAGCCTGCCAGCTTTGCTACATCAGTCGGATGGAAGCGAACATCATGGGCGTTCATGGTGGTGAGTTTCGAGCCTGCCCGATCAGCGCCAGCGTCCACTGATCCAGCGGAAGGAGCGCGAAAGCTGATAGCCCCTGTTTCCCAGAAATCCTCCGAGCTGCTCGACCAGCCATCCCATATCGTGCGGGTGATTATGCACGCCGAGGCGTGGCGGCGTTTCCCGGCTTGTCGCCAGACCAGCTCTGCCGCGCCTGCGCGAACTAGCCCGTCCTTCAAAGCAGTGTGAAGCCGACGGATCTTTGCGTCCGTAGTCCAAGAAGAGGGCAGCGCGGCCAAAGCTTCAGCAGGGGAGATCCAGGTCGAAAACTCATCAGGCTCTATCGGTTTTGGCGGCAGGATCATGCTCTGGGCCCCCGAATGGCACGGGGGGGGGCGATAAAACCCTCACGCGAGCTAGTTGGCAAGGGGGCGGCGGAAATCCCATTGGGCAACGGGCTTAACTCGATTTGACGCGGAAAAATTCCCATTGCGACTGAACTGCCCAAACAAGCCGAAAACCCCGTTTTGCCACACTTTTAATAGCCGCGTCACGCTAACCCGAGCCGCTTTCGGCCTAAAATTCCCATAGATTCCCATTTTTATGGGAATTGCCTCCCTGAGACGAGTCCGCTCCGGACTGCCCCCTCCACCAGCGAGTCCGGAATTCCCAGCTTCTGGAGTGGTAAAGGCTGAGGGAGCCAAAAAACCCGGCAGTTCTGCGCCATTTTCGCGCCCCGCTTTCGATTTGCAGTCGAGAGACGCGAGCGATCTGGTCCTTCCGACGCCTTCTCGCCGCCGGTTCTCTGGAGGCCGATTTCCTGACTGCAAATCGCCTCTTCGGGAGCGGAGTCTGGCGCTCGAGATGGAAGGATATCGGGATTTTCGGACACCCCGGGCGGGCGTCAGGCGAAGCCGAGGAGAGCGCGCTGTTCCCGCCAATCGATGGGCAGTTCTGCCCTGATCAGAGTTTTGGCGGTGAGCCGCACCGGATGGGTGCCTTGGAGGCAGGCGGCGATAATGTCGGGCGAAGCATGGCTATACGGAAGAGACGGGCAAGCCGGGTCCGGCATCCGCCACTCCGACCGGCCAGGTCGATCATGGTGCAGCCGGAGCCCGCAAGGATCATGTCGTGGCCATCATCTGCGCTGAGGATGAGCCGCACATCCTTGCCCCGGCGGACGCGCGATGCCAGGGCGCTCAGGAGCACGGGGTCGCGATCGGCCGCCTCCTCGATCTGCAGCAAGCGGCAGATCGCACCGACGTCCAATGCGTTCCTCCGAGAGACGCACCCGCTCGACCAGATCGACGATGAGGCCACGGCGCTGGTCGGGCTGGTCGAGCTTCTGAGATGCCTCGGCTGCCAGGCGCAGGCTCGCTCGAACCGCATCGGCCCGTGCCCTCTCTCCGCTCAGCTTGATCAGCGCGTGGCGGCTGTGGAGAAATTTCTGAAGCTGGCCGACGACCGCCGACTCGAGATCATGTGCCGGTACGCGCCAGGCTGGTTTGCTGTTGCCCATCAGCGCGGAGCTGTGGGTGACATAATAGCGGTAGGCTTGTTGGCCTTGGTTGCGTGGCTGGGCGTCATCCGCCGACTCTCGCCATCGATCAGCTTGCCGGCGAGAAGGCTGGTCTCGCTTGCGATCGAATTGGAGCTGCGATGGACCCGACCCGCCGCCATCGTCGCCTGCACCGCATCCCAGAGCTGCTGATCGACGATTGCCTCGTGCTCACCACGGTAAGCCATGCCCTTGTGGACCGCCTCGCCGCAATAGACCCTGTTGCCGAGCAGGTTGAACAGCGAGCCCCGGCCGAACCGGATGTCGCCTCGATCCCCAACCCGCTTGGTGCGATAGCCGGTGGCATCGAGCTCTTCGAGCAGGACACGTCCGTTCCCCACCGCCACATAGCGGCGCATGATGTGGCGTACCGTCTCGGCCTCGGATTCGTTGATGAGGAGCTTGCGGTCGCGGACATCGTAGCCGAGCGGCGGGGTGCCGCCCATCCACATACCCTTCTTGCGCGAGGCCGCGATCTTGTCGCGAATGCGCTCGGCGGTGACCTCGCGCTCGAACTGGGCGAAGCTGAGCAGTACATTCAGCGTGAGCCGGCCCATGCTGTCGCGCGTGTTGAACGCCTGGGTCACGCTCGCAAAGCTCGCGCTCTTCGCATCGAGGATCTCAACGATCTTGGCGAAGTCGGAGAGTGCGCGGGTGAGCCGGTCAATCTTGTAGACAACGATAACATCGACCTTGCCCGCCTCGACATCGGAAAGCAGCTGCTGAAGGCCCGGTCGGTTGATGGTACCGCCCGAGTAGCCGCCGTCATCATAGCGATCGCGCACCAGCGTCCAGCCTTCGTGGCGCTGGCTTCTTATATAGGCCTCGCACGCTTCGCGCTGGGCATTGAAGCTCTGATCGAGCCCCTCCTCGGTCGACTTGCGGGTGTAGATGGCGCAGCGAAATCCCCGCTGGTCCGCCCGGTTTGAGGTACGGCTAACCATCGCCGCTCTCCCCCGCGAGCAGGCCGAAGAAGCGCGGACCGGACCAGGCAGCTCCGGTCACTTCGCGGGCGATGCGGCTCAAGGACCGGTAGGTGCGGTCCTCGAACATAAAGCCGCCCTCGCCCACCAGCACCGAGATGGTTCGGCCGTGCCAGCTCCGCACCAGCCGCATGCCGGGCTTGAGCTGGGTTGCGCCTCCTGCCCGGCCTGCGGCAATGGCGCGGAGTTCGCGGTGCTGCGCCACCGAGAGGCCGCCCAGCGCTCGTTCCTGGAGCGCATGGCCGATGGCATGGCGGAGCAGATCGGGGGCGAGTCGAGGTGGCTCGGTCTCGAAGAGCCGGAGCCACTCGTTCCGCAGCTGGCCTGCCGTCATCGACGACAGAGCCGCGAGGCGGTCTTCGAGAGCCGCCATGGTCAGGCGGCTCCCGTGATGCGGTAGCGCGTACCATTATCGGCTGCGTCCGTGGTGACCTCATACCCTTTCTTGCGTAGACCGCTGATCGTGGCACGGACGGTGTGCGGAAGCCACCCGGTCGCCTTCATCAGCTCGGCGATTGTGACGCCCTTTTCCCGGCGCAGCATTTTGATCAGCAGGGCGAGCTTGGTGCCAGGTCGAACTTCGCCTGCCGGCAGCGTGGGCGCTTGTGCTGATTCCGGCGGTGCTGCGACGATCGGTTCCGGCTTCACCGCCGGCGGCTCCTCCTCCTCGCTCGCCTCACTCGCGGCCGCGCGTCCGGCATCGGTGATGATCAGCCCATGATGTTTGCCGCCCTTGCTGCGGCGGGCGCGCCGCGAACTGTCGACTTCGACCTCTTCGATCAGCTTGCGGCGGAGAAGCGAGCTTACCGCCTTTGGGATCGAGTCTGCATGGGGTGCAACGGCGCGCGGCCAGGGCAGCAGGT